GCACCATCGATCGCGGATGTATCCGTAAACAAAGTATCATATATGACTCCTTGCCATATATTAGGCGATAATTGAGAAGTGGGTTGCCATGGGATCGAACCTCGGATAATTGCCTGACCCTTTATCTCGGATTTGTAAATAATCGGATTCGTAAAAGACGTCCCACTATTCGACGGGGATACACGTTCTCTATAAATCCCCGGTTGAACAAGGATGGTGTCTCCTGCGACAGCCATGGTAGATGCATATTGGATGGTTAGAAACGGATTCGTTTTCGAACCTGTGTTTGAATTGCTACCAGTAGAAGCGGAAACATAATAGATTGTCATATAGATTATGTTTGGATACTTTTACGTTCACATTAAATCGTCGACGCGTATTTGATATAGCAATAGTCGCGATAAGACGTCGGATGGCTCTGTAATGTTTGTTCCGTCCATGCATACATGTATTTCCCCGCTAGATTCCTCGATTCCATTTCGCGCCAGATTCCCCATTTTACATTCAATACGGCATTCATCACGCTCATTTCATTGGAAACCCATACGGGATACCGATTCGCCATTGCAACGAGTTCTTCCTTCACATTGGTATATTGCAAAATAGCCGTATCGTAGATCCATAGACAATTGCAAAAATATTCGCGTTCCATACAATCGGGTCCTAAATCCGCCTTGATTCGATCAATGGTCGATCTATCTGCATGGGAATAGACTAACCGGCCAAACCGCGAATCCGTTTTCGGACCACGATCCCCATCCGGAAATCCCGCGTCATTCGGGGCAATAATGACACCCACAGAATCCAATTCCAGCAAATAATCCACGCGATCCACTATGCGGAATCCCGCGTCAAAATAGATGACACGATCCCATTGCGCAAACCATTCATCGAATACGTGGATTTTCTCCCATTGGACTAATTTCACCAACTCTCTACGATCTGTACCTATAAACCCATCGGGACCGATACCAATCAACATGTCCGATAGATCAATACGATCGAATGTTTTCACCTGGATATTGTATTCACGTATGATATCTTCAGGTATGATAACATCCACCGGGATTACGACAAGATCTCCTTCCCATTGCCCCATAGATCTTGTATCGCGGATTGTATTTAGGGCTCGCGGATAATATTCCGCATTTGTAAGAATCACTACTACCGTTCTCAGATCCTCTCTTGATGTCATGTGTATATGTAATACACATGATATTTCTATATGACATACACCGCAATATTATTTCTTCTTTTCTTCTTCTTCGGCCACTTCACGGTCTTCGAAATTCACCGTCTCTTTGACACCCACTAAATTACCCTCTTCGTCGATCGTCTGTGTGAGTTTATTTCCACTCTGAGTTGCCTTTTTGATATTTTCCTCAATGGCCTTCTTCTTCGTTTCCTTGATTCTCCTCTCGAAATCGTCCTTTGCTTTCGCCTCATTCTTCAGTTTCTCTTGATGTAATTGATTGAGTTCTTCCTCCAAGAACTCTATACGACCCGTCTTGTATGCATCCGGATCCCATGGAATCCAGATTCCCACTGGACCTACGAATATATCGTGATTGGGGTCCGTTTCACGGATCTTTTTACATTTCATTTCCGCTTCTTCTTGGGTTGGAAATACACCGCGAACTTTCAATCCGCGTACAGATGTCTGGAACTGATTTTGCGACTGGAATTTTTGCGTAAGCGTATCTTCGTGTTTATCCATGAAAGTCTTGAAATCGTCATATACACTATTCTCCTTGAGTTTGATACTTTCCTCCTTGACAAATTCGGTATAATCGTCCATGATGGTTTCGACATTTAGGGAATATTTATAGGATAGAAAATGGATGAAATCAAAGAATTTTCCCATAGATTTAGTAAAATCCCATTGTTTCAAAAATTCGTCAAATAAGAATATTTCGCGTTTTTCTAGGACCTTTTCTGGTGAAATAAAGGAAATACACGCGAATTTTTGTCCGGCGATGGGAGTATCTTCGTCACATAAATCTATATAATTCGGATTCACGGATCCATCCTTTAGCGTTTTTTTTTCAAATGCCGACATTATATAAATTTAGGAGTTTTGGTTTTAAGTGTTTTTATATTAAATCAAACATTTTTTTTATTTTCTATAATATATAACAATGAGCAACATGTTCGATTTCGGAGAGCTTGTCAAAAAGGCAATCAAATACATTATTGAAGGTATCATGGTCGCTATTGCCGCTTATGCGATCCCACAGAAGACATTGAAGGTTGAGGAAGTTGTCATTATTGCATTGACTGCTGCCGCCACCTTTAGCGTTCTTGACGTCTTTATCCCATCCATGGGTGTAAGTGCTCGTAATGGTGCTGGTATGGCCATTGGTACTGGTGTTGCTGGTGGTATCCGTATCGCATAAATGTGATCTGGACAAATAAACATATATTTTCGATGAATATATATGTTTTCACGTTTTTCTAATTTACAGTAGTGATTTTTTTCTGATGGAATGTATATTTTCCGAGAGCATATGTAGGCGACTTATATAGTGCATGTCCTATAAATATTACATACGAAATGAAAATCGGAATTATAAGTCGGAATCTCCCGAACGAGTCCGGATAATGGATCCAACTAGAGTTCGAGGTGCAACCGGTGCAACTGGACCCCGAGGTGCAACCGGTGCAATGAGTCCTATAGGATATACTGGTGTAATGGGTCCAACTGGACCCCGAGGTGCAACCGGTGCAATGGATCCTATAGGATATACTGGTGTAATGGGTCCAACTGGACACAGAGGTGTAACCGGTGCAACAGGTGCAATGGGTCCTATAGGATATACTGGGGCAATTGGACCCTATGGGACAGTAGGTTATGCGGAATATATTCATACGATTCAGGCTCCGAATAATTCCATTCCACCAGGTACTGCCTTCACCATCGATACTGAAATATTCAATAATGTCCCCGGATATATATCGGCAAGTCCCGGTGCAGGTGGTACTGTTTTCACATTGCAAGAAGGTGCGTATTTTATCAACTATGAAACCAGTCTAGAATCCGCCGGATCTATCGCCATATATACAGGTCCGAATGCATCCTCCCTTGCCATTGATACCAATACGATTTCGGGTTCATCCACTGCAACTACTTGGATTCATGGAACTGCAATCGAATATGTAGCCCCTACTGGATCATTGGCACTTGCCATTTCCTCCGTGGTCGGAACAGCAAGCGTGGCAACTTCAGGAACCGCATCAACTTATATAATAAGAATTCTCTTTATAAAAATCGCATAAACGTCGTATATGACCATTGAATACATTGCGGGAGTGTGTGTAATACGCAGATTGATTTAGTCATATAGAATATCTATCTATTATTCTATATGATAAGGTCAAAAAAGGGTCGATCTGCCAACAACAAGAAGAACACGGGGATAAAGATGACGACGGCGATAAAGATGAGATCTACCAAAAAGAGATCCGCAGTTCGCGGAAAAATGACAGTGGGATATAAAAATCCATTGACTCAGAGTACTACATTTCAAATCGGCGATATCGATTCTTTCTTGAATCGCGATGATAATATCATGATGTATATGAATAATGAACCCATGCCGTTTTTGATGAAACGCAGTTATTTTGCAAATATCCTATTTGACGATATCGTATATCATTGTCAAGAGACTATTCTATCGGACAGTATCGCGTTTTCGAACGGATCCGATGTAAAACCGAGAGAATATTACCACCTATTCAAACTATTTGCGAATTACCCCGAATATCGCGATATTATCATTCATCGATCCGTCATGGATAAAATCGTACATAATCGTCACATAAATAAATATCACATTTATACTAGCGGTCATCAAATCAATACGATTGCAAAATCCAACGTCGATTTACGTACCGAAGTGGAAGAAGAACTCGACACGAGCGAGATATTCCAGAGTCTATCCTACTATTCGGGTATTGGATATAGTACAGCAAATGGGTATTTGATCCGAACGAGTGGATATGAACTCCGGAAAAAACTGCCGGAATATGCCAATGACATTGCCGATTTAAATGTCGGGATAATAACGAATTTATTAACCTGTTGTTTCGATTTCAATAAACGCAAAGTTACACAATGCTATCAACATGTCCGTAATCGAGCCGTAGATAAAGTCATTCGGGATATGGATATGGCATTTATCAAACTCGCACCAAGAACGGGATCCCAAGGTATGATTTTAAGACGGGGTGTCTGGAATTATTATCCCTATTTGACAAACGTAGGTGATAAAATGATTATAGAAAACTATATTTCAACGACCACACGCAACGAGGCCGAATTTGGCAATAAACAATATGTCATCCTCGTTTCCCCCGGAATTCCATACATTAAAGAATCAGAGACCTTTGAAGGCGTCTTTGTACACAAGAGCGAACGCGAAGTTCTACTCCCGAAAAATCTCCTCGCGGAATTGATCGAGATAGAAGATGACGACGAACTCGAATATCCACGCCACATAATCCGCGTGTCTCTCATGTATGATTCCCAATTTGAACTGGCGGATACTGGATGCAAAGATCGTACATTATATCACATAGAACCATTTATCAATCGGGGAAACTATTCCGCAAAATCGGCGCGATCGAAAACGCGGTCGAAACCGCGGTCGGGGGTCGTTGTTACAAATTCAATGTAGATTTTCCTATAGGACAAAATATACATTGATGGAATGAGATTCCGAGGTTAAACCGTCGGGAAAAAGACCCAATCGAGATCTTTGCATACCATTTTCCAGATCATGTCTTGTTCCAACTGTTTCTCGCGATCTTTCATCATGGGAATATACGGGAGATACTGCGTCTGGTCCAATAGAACACATAATTGGTAGAGCGTATATGTATAATTGAAGAAATTCGTGCGGTTGGGTGGACAATGGACTGCCCATGGTTTCTGGATTTCGATGAAAAGGACACAGAGAGTCTCGTGCAACTCCTCATTCATAATGGGGGGTTTGATCCCGAAAATGGAATTGATGTATTGGATATGCTCGAAATATTTATTGAGACCTAATTTTCTCAAGATCTCGCGCATTTTATCGTAATTGATTTCTTTATAATCCTTGATGCGCTCTTTTTTGATACGCGATCTCACGGCATCGATGACGTATGCCGGGATTTGGGTCGTCTCTTTCGCCTGGAATTGAGACAAGATTTCTTTGAAATGATTCAGGCGAATATAGGCCGTATAGGACACTTCATTGGGAGGTTCTTTATTGGACGGTTTCGAATTATCCACAATATAGGAGATGAATTTCCCACATGATTGATTATTGCATATGAGAATCCCCTCTTCGTCTTGTGGAATCATTTCGCCCTGTTTACAAAATTCGCAAATGTCGCTCGAAACAACGAAATCCTGTATATTAATGATTTCGTTGTTTACATTTTTCCAATAGACCTGATACGCAGTTTTGGATTGTTGATAACGTTCACTATTCGGATTCTCTGATTCGGGATGGACGGATTTGATTTTGAAAAAGGTGTGGAGAACATTGGTATTCTGTTTACCACCCCCGATAGAAATATCCTTCTTTTGTTCGAAATAGTCGAAAATGTATTTGGAATTATTGAGGAGATAGTTTTTCCGGCGATATTTTAATTCGGCGATTTCTTCTTTCAACGATCGGATCTTGTCCCGGACCTCCATAATTTCATCTATATGACTACTCTGGACGGATTCTTTTACGAGGGTTTTTAGATGGACCTTTAATTGGGATTTTTCTTCCAGTAATTGGGGGATTTTATTGGTTTCGATGAGATCGAAAGAGTGTAACATTTCGGTATGTTTTTCATCGATGGTGCTGGACTGTTTTTGATTGGTTCTTTTTAGAGCCATCTTTAGAAATGTATCTGTTTAACGTTTTTGTATTTTTATATCTTTTTTTCTGGGGTGTGTATTTTGTTTTTTCCGTATTTTTTGAATGTACGTCTTTTTTTTATATATCCGCCATTATGACCTATTTTAAAGAGAACTGGAGGAGGAGGATGAGGAGGAATAATACGTTCGCTGTTTTCTCCATTTGTTGTTATACTTCTTGTTATCTGACTACCATTGCTTGGTGGTGGCGCGGGAGGTTGTTGAGGTTGTGGAGGGGGAAGTAAATACAATGGTAATTGGGGTTTTCCAGTTACGGGTCCTTCTTTTCCATAAGTAATGCTAGGTGTATGTAACATTGGATTCGAGACTTGTAATTCGGTATTTATACTCAGTTGCGGTTGTGCAGTTATAATTGGTACAGATGATGATTTCTTTATGCCTCTGGTATTTTTGCGTTTGGGTTTGGGTTTGGTTACAGTGGGCATGCGTTTGATTTTTGGTCCTTCGATTGTTGGTCGTTTGTTATATTTTTCACCAGTATTTGTACGCATATCTTTTGGATTATCTTGGATACATCTAGATTTATCAAAAGTATATTTTGTTTTTTTCAATATATTAACCATTTCTAACATTCTTGTTTTATAGTGATCTTCTGGAATGGAGGTTTCTGGTTCACACATAATTTCTTTTATGTTATCAAGAGTACTCACTTCTAATTGGAATTCTGGTATTATACGTTGGATAATATTGGTAATTATTTCATAATTTCTATCAGAATCATTTACATCATGTGTATTCACCAATACCTCATCCGTAAATATATTGTATACTTGCAATGATATATGAACCAATGATGATATACGCTCATTATTATGATGAATATCAGTAATAATCCGTTCAAGGTTTTTATCATGAGTTTCACGGTAGTTTAAATCACTATAAAATGATACAACTATGCCATTTTTAAGAAAGTGTTTCCATAAAATATGATATATCATATATAAAATCTTATATTCTCGATATTCATAATCAAATATTTCGACGGTACTTTCTTTTATTTTAACAGTGATAGGTGTTCTGTATCTACCCCTAGTCCTACTCCGACCCCTACTCCGACCCCTACTCCTACTCCTAGTCCTACTCCGACGAGGAGGAGTTCCAACTCCTCCAGTTCTTCTTCCTCTAGATTGATTTCCTCTAGATAGACTTCTAGGATTGCGTCTAGAAGGATTTAATTTAATCTTAAATGCATTTAATGCTTCATGTGTATCTACCATGCCTGTGATTTGTCTCTTGATTCGTGATCTTGTATGTGACCGTTCACTTAATATTCTTCCAATTTCAACATTCCACTCATTTATTTTAGCCCTCATATCTATTTGTATTGTGCCTATATTAGGAAAATTTGGAATACTATGTTCTGGTGATTTTGGTGGTGGATTTGGACGTAAAAATGAATAATGAAATATGGTAGTATCACTTTGTGTATGATACTTTGTTTTTGTAATTAGAGTAGGGACAATGAATTTTTCTGGATAGAATCCTAGGGTTTGTTGAAATGTTTGATAATCTGCATGTCGATCCATATTATTTTGAAAATCATATCCATCTCGAGTAAAAAAGGTTTCAAATTCAATCATCATCATATTTATACTCCCTATAATTACGATTATTTGATCTAACATATTTAATACAATATCCTGATTTTTTTGTCCATTATTATTTGTTCGATTCATTATAGGTACTAATGATTCATCATCTACATTATACCAATATGATTTATCAATCTTTGTTTGAATTGCTAATTGGTTTAATCCTTCATTTAATGCTTTAACATATCTACAGTTTTGAATAACTACGTTTTTCAATCGTTCTTCAGGGGTTATTGGTATAGGTGTGTAATGATACATATATCCATCCCCTGCACCTGAATATAAACACGGTAATCCTAAGTATATACAAAATCCATATACTGTTTTATCTGTTGTAGATATTACAATACGTTTTGGTTGAGCCGGATTTAAATTTTGATAACAATGCCAATATACCACTACTTGCATAACATCTCCCATTTCTTTCATAAATATATATTTATATACCTCTTCAATATCTCTATCTGGAATAGGTTGATTAACAGTATTAAGAAACCTATTCTTTCTAGCATTTCCTTCTGTATATTTATAAAGATCCGTACCTGTATAATTTGAAAATGGTACATTTTCAGCGATTTGAATTCCTCCAATGGTTATATTATAATTAAATCCGGTATCGTTTGACGTAGCACTCCAACTAAATTGCATGTTTGAATTTCCAAAACCGATTGAACTCATTTGTTTGGAATCAAACGTAATCGTTTGTTGGGGTTCAGGATATAATCGCATTGATAACCCTCCTTTATTATTAAATGTACCGGTACCGTCAGCATTTTTCGATATTGGAACATGTCTTGGTGCTGGATCTGCATGTTGTGCAAATGAATATAATACAACTGTATGATCATTCATTGTAATATTTTCGATTCCTCGACCAGATTCTTGAAAAGCTTGGTCTATATCTACAACTTTTAATGTTATTCTTTCGGTTTTTAATGTTAAATATTTAATATAACTAGTTGAATGTAAATCACGAATCAATTTATCATTTGCATTAGCCATATAATTATAGCATTCCGATAATGATTCATTAAAACCTATTACACTCTTTAAAACTGGTGTAAAACTATTTGCCTTATCTGTACTTAATTTATTATCTTCCCCACCTTCTTTCACTGAAACATGAACCATATCTTTAAATATATCACCTGCTATCATTATAGGTCGGACAAATTTTTGAACTTGTATATTATTCATAAAATCAGATATAGATTGTGATTGTCCTGTTGCCATCATTTATATATCAATACAGAAAAACACAAGGAAAAAGAATCCTCAATATTATAAACATGTCTACGGCAATAGAAATGTCCCAAAAAACGTTCCAGAAAATGGTGTTTGTCATGAACGCCATTGATCAAGGATGGGCCGTCAAGAAAGTCCAAGATTCCTACATTTTCTCAAAGAAGCATGAAAACAAGAAAGAAATCTTCCAACAAGACTATTTAGAAAAGTTTATCGAATCGAACCGTGCCTTGCCCACATGAACTCAATAGATCCGAATTGAGTGTTCGTTACAAGAACCCAGTCATTGTCACATAAAATATACTATATACAAAAGACCCGACATGATCCTCTGTCACATCTTTTTCCTAAACCCCACAAAATATTGATTCTATATGACTTAACGCAAGATTTCTGAAAATGAAATGGAAAAAAATGAATATATTTAGCAATTTCTTTTAAATCTATTTTCCGCCAAATTATTATCTTTTACTACTATATAAAATGGCTGGAGGTCTATTGCAACTCGTCGCTTACGGTGCTCAAGATGTTTTCCTTACTGGAACCCCCGAGATTACTTTCTGGAAAGTCTCATACCGCAGACATACCAACTTTGCCATGGAATCTATTGAACAGACCTTCTCTGGTCAGGCTGATTTCGGTCGCCGTGTTACTTGCACCATCTCCCGTAACGGTGATTTGGCTTACCGCACATACCTTCAGGTAACACTCCCTGAGATCAACCAGTCCATGGCTTCCAGTGGTACCAATGGTGTCTATGCCCGTTGGTTGGACTACATTGGTGAACAGCTCATCGCCCAGGTCGAAGTTGAGATCGGTGGTCAGCGCATTGATCGCCAGTACGGTGATTGGATGCACATCTGGAACCAGCTCACCATGTCCTCTGAACAACAGCGTGGATACTTCAAGGTCATTGGCCACACCACCCAGCTTACATACATCACTGATCCTAACTTTGCTGGTATCTCTGGTCCTTGCTCTGCTGCCGGTGCCCCTAACCAGGTCTGTGCTCCTCGCAATGCCCTCCCTGAAACCACCCTCTACATTCCTCTCTTGTTCTGGTTTTGCAGAAACCCAGGACTTGCTCTTCCTTTGATCGCCTTACAGTACCACGAAGTTAAAATCAATCTTGATATTCGTCCTATTGGTGAGTGTCTCTGGGCCGTCAAGTCCCTTGCCCCTTCCAACACATCCGGTTCTATTGCCGTTTCTACTGCTTACCAGCAATCCCTTGTTGCCGCCTCTCTCTACGTTGACTACATCTTCTTGGACACTGATGAACGTCGTAAGATGGCCCAGAACCCTCACGAGTATTTGATCGAACAGCTCCAGTTTACTGGTGATGAATCCGTCGGATCCTCATCCAACAAGATCAAGCTCAACTTTAACCACCCTTGCAAGGAACTCATCTGGGTTGTCCAGCCTGATGCCAACGTTGACTACTGCTCATCCCTTGATCCTACCAACGTTCTTTTCAGCACCCTTGGTGCCCAGCCTTTCAACTACACTGACTCCATTGATGCTCTTCCTAACGCCATCATGGCTTTCGGTGGACCTGTCGAGACATCTGGATCCTCTGCTTTCATCAACGGAAGTGGTCTTTTCCAGATGGCCGGTGCCGATGATGCCTCCGTCTCTGGTGGTGCCAACGGCCAGTGGCTCGGTACTGCCAGTCAGTATGGCCCATTCGACTCTACACCTACCTCAGGCTCCACCGTCTCTGACGCCGGAACATTCGTTCTTGCCGAGACCGCCCTCGACATGCACTGTTGGGGTGAGAACCCTGTCGTCACCGCCAAGCTCCAACTCAATGGCCAGGATCGTTTCTCTGAACGTGAAGGATCCTACTTTGACGTCGTCCAGCCTTTCCAGCACCACACCCGTGCCCCAGATACTGGCATCAACGTCTACTCCTTCGCTCTTCGCCCTGAAGAGCACCAACCTTCTGGATCATGTAACTTCTCCAGAATTGATAACGCTGTCCTCCAACTCGTCCTTTCGTCGCCCACCGTCAGCGGTGTCTCGACTGCTAAAGTCAGAGTGTATGCCGTCAATTACAATGTCCTACGTGTGATGTCAGGAATGGCTGGAGTAGCATATTCAAACTAATGTCAGGGATGGTATGTATTCACGGTATATATTTTATATATGTACTGTATATATTTTATATCTGCATTATGGTGCAAAAAACAAATAAAAAATATTAATATTTTATGATTGTAAAATATTAAGCGTGAACTACATTTATACGGTATTCTTTTTCTTGTTTCTGTATTCGGCCATTTGTTTCGCCTTCATTTCCTTATATGCTTCTTCGCCGTATTTTTCTTTAAGAGCCTCTATTTGACGCTGTTTGCGAATTCTGGCTTGTTCTCGTAACTTATTTGTGGAATGTTCTCTTTTTACTACACCACAATTTGGTATTTCTATAGGACTTTCTTGTTTCGTTTCTATTTGAGTAGGCGGTTCTTTCACGGCTACTTGTGTTTTTGCACCTGATATATCATGTTGTCGATATATGAGTCTACATTTATGAATCATATCATCATATGCAAACTCTTTTTTAAAGAAATTGCATTCTTTGCAACATGGGCGAATATTTTCTGTAGTGTATCCTATAGAATTATCATATCGATTGATCCCGTTCGTATGTTTATGAGGTATCGTTTTTTTGCCACAAATATAACAATCTTTCACAATCGCATTGTCAAATTCTTCTTCTATAATAGTAAATTCCAAATTTCGATTCCTTGCACTACTACGATATTCTGAATAATTCGAACCATTGCTATTTGCAAAAGCATTTGGATGCAATTCACCGTATTGCAATTTATTGTGAACTAATATGTGTTCTATCCGCATCAAGAATACCGGTACTTGTAACGAACCCTTCATATAATTGCACATTTTACAACAACTTACACAATTGTCATATAGATATCCACCACCACTATCTTTACGATCGATACCATTTTTATATAAACTTTCATTTTCTAGATAAATCGATTCTATTCCGCAATAAAAGCACGGTTGTTGGATGATTTCAAAATAAGTTTCATATTCTAGTTCAAAAGGGATTCCTTTATCCCTTGCATTTTTTCTACATCTTATATATTTTATCGCTGGCGTATCTTCATTTACTCGAGATAATTCAAGGCGATGTTCTTTATCTCGTTTCGCATCCTGACGTTTATTGGAATCCCTACATGATTTACACGTTTTCGTCGTTCCTTTTTGTCCTATAAAATCAATCGCTTCGCGGACTTGACAACATACAGTGCATGTATTCATGTGCGATTCCGATGATGTTTTCACTTTATTCCGCCTTTCATTATCTTTTTCTCGGTCTTTTTCCAGACAATCCTGACATTTGGAATATCTATAATCCGTATCGAGTTGTTCCCTACATCCTCGGGTATGGTTATAACACACTTTTTTCCCAGATTCCGCCGTTTCATCGATGAAAACCTGCAATTGGTGTAATTTACAGTATTTATTTTCCCGGGATCGTTTGTATTCACATCCGGATTTGTCACATAGAACCACTTTGGTGCGTGATTCCTCGCGATTCTTTTGGCCACGGAGTTTGCAGGATTCACACACTTTGCCACCGTTTTCGAAATAGAAGGTTTTATGACACGTGCTACACGGCGCCAATTGCTCCATCATTTCCGGCGTATATCCCGCCTGATATTGATGTATATGACACAATGGCGAATTTTCTATAGGACGATAACAACATGGTTTCATGGACCGGCTCTTGGAAATGCATTTCATATATTCTGTCATTAGACTATATGAATCTATTCATTGGGTTAAAATAGTGTTCAATTTTTTATCCGATTTCTATAAAATATGTCATCGACCACAACATTAAACACTGACGATTTGGAAGATGTCATCCCCCTAAAAATATCGCAATATGCCGTGAAATATTCGATCCCCTTTTTCTTGGTAAATGCCGGCGTTCTCATGTACTATAGACACTACATTCAGGCTATATTGCAAATAATGCTTTATGTATCGAGTTATGTTTTCTGGAATCGCATCTTTCGTCAACAATGGATACGGAAATTGGATATGTCCATCGCAATAACCAATATCCTCTATGCAACCTATGTGACTAACCCTTATTTAG